AAACAGCCTCGATGGCGTAGTATTTCAGCTATCTTCTGGACAGCGTCTTGAGTAGTGCAGTCGCACCGCATGACGCGTCCTCCCGAAACCCGCGACCGACTTTGCCGGCGCGGGTTTTTGCATTTCTGGCTCTCAAATGAACCCTCTGAAACTCGAATACCGCGCAGTTGATGTGCTGATCCCCTATGCCCGCAATGCCAAGCAGCATTCGGATGCGCAGGTGGCGCAGATCGCCGCCAGCATCCGGGAGTTTGGTTGGGGTGCGCCGATCCTGGTGGACGGTGAAAACAATGTCATCGCTGGACACGGTCGCTTGCTGGCTGCCCGCAAGCTCGGCATGACCGAGGTGCCTGTGGTGCCCATGGACCATCTGACCGACACGCAGCGGCGTGCGTTGATCCTGGCCGATAACAAGATCGGCGAGAACGCATCCTGGGAGGATGAACTTCTCGGCATCGAGCTGGCGGAACTCAAGGATGCGGGCTTCGATCTGGGCCTTACCGGCTTCTCGCAAGAGGAGTGGGAAGCGCTGATCGCAGGCGACGAGGCCGACAGTACTGGCCTCACCGACGACGATGCGGTTCCCGAAGTCACCGAGAACCCGATCTCCAAGGCCGGAGACGTATGGCTGCTTGGCGAGCACAAGCTGCTCTGCGGTGATGCCACGAAGGCTGAGGATTACAAAGCCTTGCTGGGCGAAGAACTGGTCGACATGACCTTCACCGATCCGCCCTACAACGTGAACTACGCCAACACCGCCAAGGACAAGATGCGCGGCAAGAATCGCCCGATCATGAACGACAACCTGGGCGAGGGCTTCGGGAGCTTCTTGTTCGACGCATGCGACAACATCTTGGCCAGAACCAAGGGCGCGGTGTACATCGCCATGAGTTCATCGGAGCTGGACACGCTACAAGCGGCGTTCAGGGCCGCCGGTGGAAAGTGGTCCACCTTCATCATCTGGGCTAAGAACACCTTCACACTCGGGCGCGCCGATTACCAGCGGCAGTACGAGCCGATCCTGTACGGGTGGCGCGACGGCACCGATCACTACTGGTGCGGTGCGCGCGATCAGGGCGATGTCTGGAACGTCAAGAAACCGCAGAAAAACGATTTGCATCCGACCATGAAGCCGGTGGAACTGGTGGAACGCGCCATTCGGAACAGCAGTAAGACCCGAGATCTCGTGCTCGATCCGTTCGGCGGCTCGGGCTCCACGCTGATTGCCTGTGAGAAAGCCGGTCGAAGAGCGAGGCTGATTGAGCTCGATCCCAAGTACGTCGATGTGATCGTTCGGCGGTGGCAGGACTGGACCGGGAAAGAAGCAACGCGTGCCGATGGCACGCGCTTCGTGGACGCCGAGGCGCTGGTCGCCTAGCCTGCAATCCGGTAAACCCGCTCGCCGCCCGCCTCCTTGGTTGAGGTGATGTCCAGGCCGAGTTTTTTCTTGAAGGCGCCGGCGAAGGTGCCGCGAACCGTGTGCTGCTGCCAGCCCGTGACCTCGCAGATGTTTGCGATCGTGGCGCCCTCGGGACGCTTGAGCATTGCAATCACCTGCGCCTGTTTGCTGTTGTCGCGGGTGCGGGGCTTCGCATCCTTCGCGGCTTCAATGACCTCTTCGAGGGCCTGGCTCGTGATCGGTGCCTTGCGGGGCACACCCAGGGCTTCGTAGCCCTCGGCAGCAACATACCAGTCGGTGCCGTCGTAGGTAATCAGGGCTCGATTGAACAGGCCGTCGATCACCTTCTTGCGGGCGCCGCCTTTGATGTTCTCGGGGAACCAGGTGATCTTGCCGTCGGTGTGCTGATGGGCGTAGGCCAGGATGGCGTGCTGGGCTGGCGTGAGTTGCTTCGCGGTAGTCATGGTGCGTTCTCCTTTCAGACTGTGTCTGTCAAACCTTGTGGATTTGTTTGGCGCGCTCGAAACCGACCCAGACGGCCTTGGTGTCAAGGCCTCGCGCTGCAAGCTCCTCGCGGGCCAGTCGGTTCAAGTCGATTTCGCCGCGCGCAGCGGCGGCAAGGACTTTGCTCAGGGCGGTCTGGAGGAAGCCCAGTTCGTCGACGGTGAATTCGGTGCTGCGGTAGGTCATGGCAATTTCCTTTGGGTTGTTGATGGTGTTCGTATGAACGCTCTGTTCCCCGAGGAAGCCAAGTCGAATCTGCGGGTGTTCCGCATCTTTTTTCTAGGGACTAACGATGCCCCGCCGTGCCCCCACGCCGTGCCGGTACCCTGGCTGCGGGGCGGTGCTGGCGACCCCGGGCTTTTGCCCCCAACACCGCGCCAACGTGCACCAGGACTACGGACGCGCCAGGCGTGGCTTTGACGCCGAGGTGGGCTTCTACCAATCCCGCCAGTGGCGTGTAGTCCGTGCAGCCTTCCTGCGTGAGCACCCCTTGTGTGGGCTGTGCAGCGCGCGTGGCGGGCTGATCCCGGCGCGGGTGGTGGACCACGTGGTGCCTGTGAAGGACGGTGGTGCCCGCTACCTCGCCAGCAACCTGCAGGCGCTGTGCGTCTCCTGTCACAACCGCAAGACTGCGCGCGAGAGCGCCGGGCGGCGGGTACCCCCCAGGGGGGGATGAATCTCTACGGTTGGGGGGCGGCGATGCGCGCGCCTGCCCAAATTTTTCCGCGTGCAAATTGAAACAGGGGGGGATCCCCCCGGATGAGGACATACATGGCCGGTCGTAAGCCGCTGCCGACCAAGGTCAAGCAGATCAAAGGAACGCTCCAGAAGTGCCGCACGAACCTGCGGGAACCCAAGCCGCAAGGAGACCTGGTCGATCCGCCGGATTACATGCCCGAGGGAGCCAAGGCCGCCTGGCGCTACGCGCTGGAATGCGCGCCGCCCCATCTGCTCAAGCGGTTGGACATGTCGGTGCTGGAGATCTGGGCTTGCGCCGCGGACCTCTACCGTAAGGCTCAGGCAGGGATTGCCAAGACTGGATTGTTGGTCAAAGCCCCCAACACCGGCGTGCCGATGCAGTCACCTTACCTGGCCATCGCCAACAAGCAGGCCCAGATCATGACCAAGGCGGCTACAGAGATGGGCTTCACACCAGCGTCACGCTCGAGGGTAGCCTTGCCAATTGAGTCGGCCGAGGACGATTTCGATCCCTGGGCGGACATTGCCGGTTGATGGATGCATCGAACTACGCGGCGATCGCTAAACGGTACGCCGAGCAGGTGGTGGCCGGAGAAATCTTGGCCTGCCGGTGGGTGCAGCGCGCGTGTCAGCGACAACTGGATGACCTCGCCAAGTTAAAAGGAAAGGCCAGCCCGTACAACTTCAATCCGAAGCTCGCAGACAAGGACGGCCGCAGTTTTTACCCGGCAGACAACCTCTGCGCGTTCATCGAGCGACTACCCCACGTAAAGGGGCCGCTGGCTGGCGAGCCGATTCACCTGGAGCCCTGGCAGGCCTTCATCCTCACGACGGTCTTCGGCTGGGTCAAGCCCAATGGGACACGCCGGTTCCGGCGCTCCTACATTGAGGTGCCGCGGGGCAACGCCAAGTCGACTTTGTCATCGGCCGTGGCCCTCTACATGCTGGCTGCCGACCGTGAAGGCGGCGCCGAGGTCTACTCGCTGGCAACCACTCGAGACCAAGCGCGGATCGTCTTTGGCGACGCGCAGACTATGGCCAGGCGCAGCCCAGGATTTCGGCGTCGCTTCTCGGTTGAGGTGGGTGCGCACAACATGCATGTGCTCGCATCGGGCTCAAAGTTTGAGGCGCTTTCGGCCGAGGGTTCGACCCTCGACGGCTTAAACATTCACTTCGGTTGCGTGGACGAGCTGCATGCGCACAAGACGCGCACCGTCTACGACGTGGTCGAGACCGGGACTGGCAAGCGGGATAACTCGCTGCTATGGGTGATCACCACAGCTGGAAGCAATCGCGCGGGCATCTGCTACGAGGTCCGGACCTTCGTAACCAAACTGTTGGACGGCGTCTTTGAAGACGATACCCAGTTCGGGATCATCTACGGGTTGGATGACGGCGATGACTGGACAACTGAGAGCGCGCTCATCAAGGCCAATCCCAACTGGGGAATCTCGGTGCGCCAGGAGGTTCTGGTGCCATTGCAGGCCAAAGCCATGCAGTTGCCCAGCGCGGTCAACAACTTCAAAACCAAGCACTTGAATGAATGGGTCAACGCCGACACCGCCTGGATGGACATGCGGGCCTGGGATTCTTGTGGTGACTCAACCCTCGACATAGAGGCCTTCACGGGCCAGCCTTGCTGGGTCGGACTGGATCTGGCCAGCAAAACAGACATCGCCGCATTGGTGCTGGTCTTTCCGCACCCTGAGATTGCAGACGCCTACGCCGTCTTTGGCAAGTACTACCTGCCTGAGGACACGGTTAGCGCCGCAGGGAACAGTCAGTACGAAGGCTGGATGCGCACCGGTCGGCTGACTGTGACGCCAGGCAACGTGATCGATTTCGGATGGATCGAAGCGGACCTCCTGGAGATGGCTTCGCGCTTTGAGGTGCAGGCGGTGGCATTCGATCCCTTTCAGGCCACGCAACTCTCGACCCGGATGCTGGCAGAGGGCTTGCCCATGATCGAGGTGCGTCCGACGGTGCTGAATTTCAGCGAGCCCATGAAGACTCTCGAAGCCCTGGTGCTGCAGAAGAAGCTCACCCACGACGGTGATCCGGTACTGACCTGGATGGCCAGCAATGTGGTCGCGCACCTGGACGTCAAAGACAACATTTACCCACGCAAGGAGCGAGCAGAGAACAAGATCGACGGCATCGTGGCACTGATCATGGCGATCTCGCGGGCGATCAAACC